ACACAGCGCCCATCAGCGGGAGCACCACCGCGAGCACCAGCAGCCAAATCCGCGCCGTCGTCTCGTGTCTACGCATGGTGCGGCATTGTGCCGCGCACCCGCTTTGTGATCAACTACGGAGCGATGAGAGCAACGGCGAGCAACGCAGCCACCGAGCAGGCCGGCACCGACCACGGCTTTCCCGTCGTCTCGTACGCCGGCGTCCGCCTGGTCGACGTCCGCAGCATCCTGCCCGACGACCCGGAGAACCCCTTCCGCGTCCGCAACGTCGCCGGGCCGCTCTCCCCCATCGAGTTCGTCAGCCAGCACCACGACGCCGGCCAGTACGACGCCGCCGCGCTCGACGCCGACGCGACCGCCGCGCTCGAACTCGTCCGCATCCTGGCCGTCTACCGCCAGCACCGAGAGACAAACGGTTGGCCGGGCATCGGCTACCACACGTACGGCTTCCCTTCGGGTCGCCTCTACCTCGTCGGTTCGTTCGAAACGCAGCGCGCCAACGTCGCGAAACTCAACCACAAATCGATCGGCCACTGCAGCGCCGGAGACTTCACCGACACCGTGCCGAGCGTCGCGTCGCAGCTCGTCGCCGCCATGGCGACCATCGCCGCCTGGTCGGCCTGCGGCCGCCTGCTCGATGTCAACGCGCACGGCCACTTCGCGCTGCCGAGCGACCCCACCGGCTGCTGCGGCGCCAACACGCGGGAGATCTGGATCCCGCGCCTCACCGGGGAATACGGGGCCATCGCCGCCGTCGCGCGGCAGCTCCGCACGTAGCGAAAGGAAACCACCATGAACCTCATCATCCTTGCGGCGATCGGCGTGCTCGCCGTCCTCGCGCTCACGCCAGCAGGGCGCGCGTGGCTCCGCACGCTCGCCGGCAGCGAACTCGGCGCGCTCACGCTCGCCGAAGCGGCGAAGCTCTCGAACGACATCGTCCTGCAAGGCGTCTACGAGAGCGTCATCAAAGCGAGCGACATCTCGCTGGCGCTCCCGTACGTCGAACTGCAGGGCAACGCCATCAGCTACAACCGCGAGAACGTCGCGCCGACCGTCGCCTGGTTCGCCGTCGGCGACACATGGACCGAGGGAACGGCGACCTTCACGCTCATCACCAAGCAACTGTGCATCGTCGGCGGCGACGCCGACGTGGACCGCTACGTCCAGCTGTCGCGCAGCAACGTGCAGGACATCCAGGCCACCACGATCCTCGGCAAGGCGCAGGCCCTCCAGCGCGAGTGGGACGACAAAATCATCAACGGCAGCGGCGCCGCCAACCAGCCCGACGGCCTCGACCTCATCGTCAACACGTTCGCCGCCAGCCAGAAGCTCACCATGGGCACGAACGGCGCCACGCTCACGATGACAAAACTTGACTCGCTCATCGATGCCGTGCAGGGGTCAAAACCCGACGCGCTCATCATGTCGAAACAAACCCGCCGCACCCTGAACGGCCTCGCCCGCACGGCGGGCTCGATGCTCATCTCCAACATGGACGAGTTCGGGCGCTTCGTCCAGTTCTACAACGGCATCCCCATACTGCTCAACGATTGGATCAGCGACGCCCAGACCGTCGGCACATCGACCGACTGCAGCGTCGCGTATGCCGTCACCTTCGGCGAAGAGAACGGCGGCCTGTTCGCCTTCTACAACAGCGGCGGCGCCCAGACGCCCATCATGGTGGAGAACGTCGGCCCGCTCGAAACGAAGGACGCCACACGAACCCGCGTCAAGGCGTACGTGCAGCTCGCCATCGGCAGCGCCGTCAAGTGCGCGCGCCTAAACGGCATCCGTCCGTAACCGAAGCGTCAACGCGGCGCGCGTGCACTCCTCGCGCGCGCCGCGTCCGCAACCAACGAAAGGAACCGCAGCCATGGCCGAGATCGACGACACCGCACTAGCAGACCTCACCGCGCGCGCGGCCGCCGCCGATGCGGCGATCGCTGCCGCGACCGCCGACGCCGCATCGCTCGCGACGGGCGTCGCCTCGTACCGAGACCGGGTTGCCGCGATGCACCCGACCATCCCCGCCGACGTCATCGCCGGCGACACGTTCGACGCCGTAGACGCCGCCGTCGCATCAGCGACGCGCATCGCCGACGCCGCCGTCGCGGCCGCCGCAGCGGTGCGACCGGTCGCGGTGCCACCGGTCGCTGCGGCGGCTGCGCCGCCGACGAGCGCGGGCGCGCCTCCCGCGCCGGCCGACACGAGCGGCATGTCGCCGCTGCAGAAAGTCCAGGCGGGACTACGCGCACGCGCGAGCGGCAGCACCGCCCAGGTCTAGATGCTCCACACACCGACGGCCATCAAGAACCGCGACAACACGCGCAGGAGCGAGTACGACCGCAACCTGCAGTTCTATCGCGGCGACCAGTGGGCCGCCATCGGCGGCAGCACCACGCTCGCCACACCGCGCATGCAGCGCCGCCGCCTCGTCCACAACTACGCCCGCGCCTTCATCACCAAGGCAGCCGCCTACACCATGCACGACGTCCGCATGGTGGTCGACGCCATCGACGCCGGCGACGCCGGCAACGCCGCCGCCACGTCCGCCGAAGTCGCGCTCGCGCAGGTCGCCGAGCAGAACGCCCTCGACATCCTCGACCTCGACAACGAGATCTCCTGCTGCGTGCTCGGCGACGCCGCCTACAAAGTCACATGGAGCCAGGCCGAGCAGCGCGTCATCGTCACCGCCCCGAGCGTGCACGCGCTCAGCGTCTGGCGTCGCGCGGACAACTGGTTCCAGATCGACCGCGTCTGCCAGGCATCGCAGCTCAGCGCCTACGACGCGCTCGCCGTGTACGGCGACCTCGCGTCCCCGGCCGACAAGTCGAACTACATCGAAGAATGGACGCCGACCGAGTACGTGCTGTGGGTCAACGGCGAAGCGCAGCGCTTCCCGAACCCCTACGGGTTCATCCCCTTCGTCGTCTACCCGAACATCCGCGAGCCCGGCCGCGAGTGGGGCACCAGCGACATACCCGCCGTCCGCGTGCCAGGCGAAGAGTACAACCGCGTCATGACGCAGCTGTCGCTCATCGCCGAGCTGAGCGGCAACCCGATCGCCGTGCTCGAAGGCATCACCGAGGACACCGACATCGCCATCCAACCCGGCGCCGTGTGGGACGTGCCGGCCGGCGCGAAGGCCTACATCCTCGACCTGCTCGCCGCCGGCGGCGTGCGCCTGCTCATCGACTACGCCGCCGAAGTGAAGAGCATCATGTACGACCTCGGCGAGTCGCCGCCCGCCGCATTCGGACAGAACAGCCGCGGGCTCTCGGGCGTCGCCCTCAACGTCGAGCTTGACCCCATCGTCAAGAAGGTGCGCCGCAAGCGCCTGATCCGCGCGCGCGCATTCGCCGAGCGCGCGGCGATGACGCTCGCCTTGCTGCGCGACTTCGCCGGGCTCGACGCCCTGGTCGCTGCGCACCCGGCGCGCGCGCAGTTCGGCGACGTCCTCCCGAACGACGAGCAGCGCAACATCGCGAACGAAGTCGCCATGGTGAACGCCGCGCTCTCGAGCCGCGCGCGCTCCATGAGCAATCTCGGCGTCGAGGACCCCGACGCCGAGCTGGCGCGCTGGGAGGCCGAAGCCGCGCGCGTCGCGCTCGTCCAGCCGACGGCGGCGCCGACGCCCGCGGCGCCGCCCGCGCCTGCGTAAACGGGCGCTAGCGCCGCGCTCGATCGATTCTGGGCCCGAAACGAATAGATACGGCCCGAAGGGCATTCGTTCCCACCAGGAGGCACGTGCGACCGCCAGCGCTCCGCCCGTACCAGCTCGAACCGCTCGCCGCAATCCTCCACTCCCTCCGCGAGCAGGCCGGCCGCACCCTCGTCGTGGAGATCGCACGTCAGGGCGGCAAGAACGAACTCAGCAGCCGTCTGGAGACCGTGCTCCTCACCGCCTACGCACGCAAAGGCGGCGGCATCGTCAAGACCGCGCCAACACTGGAGCCGCAGCTCGTCACGTCCTACAACCGCCTGCGCGGCTACCTGCAGTCAGACCACATCCCGCACAGCGCGGCGTTCCCCATCATCCACGTCGGCAACGCCACATGCGATTTTCGCTCAGCGGAGAAGAGCGCGAACGTCGTCGGCGCGACCGCCTCGCTCCTGCTCGAAGTGGACGAAGCGCAGGACGTCGACGAACAGATCTTCGACACGCGCTTCAGGCCCATGGCCGCAACCGGCAACGCGACGACCGTCCTCTACGGCACAGCATGGAGCGAGGTCGATCTCCTCCAGCGCACCATCGCGAAGAATGCCGAGCTAGAGCACGCCGACGGCATCCGCCGCAATTTCCTCTACGACTGGCGCGCCGTCGCGGCGTGCGCGCCGCTCTACGGTCGCTTCGTCGAAGCGGAGCGCGCGCGCCTCGGCGCCGACCATCCGAACTTCACCACGCAGTACGAACTCCAACCCCTCGCCGGAGCGGGGAAACTATTCTCACCGGCGCAGCTCGCACAGTTCCAGGGCACGCAGGCGCGCGAACGCGGCGCGCTTCTCGGCGAGCACTACGTCGCCGGCATCGACATCGCGGGCCAGGACACCGGAAGCGGCCGCGTCAACGACCGCACGGTCCTCACCATCGGCCGTTTGCTGCGCGCCGACGCCGCACAGGAAGCGGTCGGGCTGTCGCCGGTCGCCATCGTTGACCAGATCACCGCTCAGGGCATGCGCCACGAAGAACTGATACCGATGCTCGCCGACGTGCTCCGCACGCGCCGCGTGCGCGCGGCGTGCGTGGACGCCACGGGCGTCGGCGAGACGACGGCGGCGATCCTCGCCGCGGCCGTGCCGTCGTGCACCATCGAGGCCTTCAAGTTCACGCAGAGCAGCAAGAGCGAACTAGGGTTCAACCTCATCACGTACGTGAACACCGGCGGCATCAAGCTCTACGCCGGCGACGACAGCGCCGAGCACACGCTAGCGTGTAGCGAGTTCGCCAACGCACGGCGTGAGCTGCGGCCCAACAACACCATGTCCTTCTCCGTGCCGGAGTCGCTCGGCAACGACGACTTCCTGATCAGCGCCGCACTGATGGCACGTTGCGCGCGCACGAACCCCGCGCGAGTCGCGCGGATGCGCTAACCCCGCGTTACCCGCGCGGGCCTACACGGCGCGCGAGCCCGTGGTGCGGGTTGGTGCGGGTTGTTTTCAACAACCCACACCAACGCCGGCACCACTCGCGCGCCGTGTGGCCCGCGCTGCACCGTCGCGCGCACGATATTGCACGCACAGGGGGGTGTGTTGCGCGGTGGGGGTGCTGTCGTCTGCGGCGGCGGCGCGCGTCAGCTGCAGCGGCCCACCAACAAACATCGGCGTCACCCCCACCGCGCAGCACACCTACAAGTCGCGTGAGGTCCCGGCCACCCTTCGGGTCGGCCGGCACCCATCGCCGCGCGCGTTCTGGAACAACCACCGCCGCCGAGATCTCATCGCCATCAACTGCGGCTGGCGCTGGCTGGGTCGGCGACGCGGCGATTCTCACAATTTCTGACGTCGAGAACGACAGCGGCGCGAGGCGTGAAGCGGCGGCGCATTTTTGCAGGGGTAGTGCGGAGGGGGCGAGGCGAGAAACGGCGGCGCATTTTTGCAGGGGTAGTGCGGAGGGGGGCCGCTGGCGCGTCGGCTTGCAGAGCGGGCGCAGCTACGCCGGGCGGGGTTGCTGTTGTGCACATCGTCACCTGTCGGTAGCGCTGCGCGCGTTAGGATTCCGGCCGCTGGCCGCACGGCCTCGACCGCGTCATACGCGGGCTTGGGGTGGTGCGTTTCACGCACGTTGTCGGCCCGCTCGGGCGGGCCGTGGGGGTGTGCGCTTGCGCGCTACGTCTTCTGCCGGTGCCGCTCGCTTCGCTCGCTCCGCTCACCGTACCACCGGGCCGCTGTTGTTTTGAGTCCGGCTGCGGCCGGGGCTAGGGGTGCGCTGCGTCAGCGCCGCAACCCCGCTTCGCCCAGCTCGCGCCGCGTTCCGCGGGTAAACGGGTTGCCCCGCTGCCGCACCCGTCGGTTCGTTGTGCGGGTCGTGCGGGCTGTGGCACCGGCGGTCGTCGGGGCGCGTCGCGCATCGGTTCGGGGGTTCTCATGGTCGTCACCATCGTTCTTCACCGTCGCCCTCGCAGCTGGTGCGGCGCAGCCATCCGTCCCCGGGTCTGCTGCTGGCGTTGTCGCGTCATCCGTGCGCGTTACTGGTCGGCCGTGCGCGGCCACCGTTTGCCGGCGGCTCCGGCTTGGCTCGTTGCTTGGGGGTTCCATGGCACCGTCTCACCGCGTCTCTTCGTCTAGCTGCTCCTGCTTTCTGGCGTCGTGTCCGTCCTGCTCGCTGCTCTGCGTCGCGTGTCACACGCGCCCGGGTCATCTCGTCGGCTGCTCGTGCGGCTTCTGCTGCGCGTGTTGCTCCGGCTTCGTCTCCTGCTCTGCGGCGTGCTGCGCCTGGCGCTCGTCACGCGGTCGTCGCGTCCGCCACCTCGCGCAGTCATCAGACCAGCTCGCCCTGGCGTTCGGTCTCGCATCATGACCACACCAGGGCACCACTCACTGCACAGCGGCGGCACATTCCTCCCGACGGTCTGGTGTTGCCGGTGCTCCGTGCTCGCGGACAGCGCGGCGGAGCTCGTCGGCACCGTCTGCCTCGGCCGCACGCGTCGCGACCACGTGATCACATGCGGCACGGAGAGCGACTTCAAAGTCTGGAGCATCAGCCGGTGATATTCCTGCTCGGCTTCATCGTCATCATCATGGTGCTAGAGAGCGCCACCAACCACAGAGACAGGCGGCCGCGCTCGCGGCCGCGTCGCAACCACCCAAGGAGGAAGTAACCCATGGCAGACCAGAACCTAGCTGTAGACATCTGCATCAAGGACGAGCTGGGGAACTCGGCGATGTGGCACGCACGCGGGACGACGCCCGCGATGTTCGCCGAGAACCTCGCCGCACTCGTCCAGCAGCAGCCGCAGCTCGCGGCGTTCGTCTTCGGCGGACACGTCGGCGTCGCGCTCACGTCGCCGTCGGCACCGGCAGCCGCGACCCGGGCAATCCCTCCGGGGCAGCGCATCGAAAGCGTGTGTCCGACGCACCAGACCGCGAAGGCCTCGCAGTTCGGCGGCATGTTTTGCCCTGGCGTCGACGAGAGCCAGCGCAACGGGCGTTGCGCGTGGACGTCAGGCAAGCCAGCAGCGACACGCGCGGCGTAGAGCGGCGACAACGGAAAGCGCGGGGTGCGGGAGCACCCCGCAGAAAGAGGACGGCCATGAACCACACGACACAGGAGGACGTTGCCGACATCGTCGAACGAAGCGAGGCAAGGATGCGAAAGGAACTTGAAAACGAACTGCGGCGCGTGCGCGCCGACATCGAAACACTACAACGAGAACTGAACTACAAGGCAGAGGAGCGCCACCTCCACAGCGGCTACGCCGAGGACAGGCACTACCACTAGGCGGAGAGCGCGGGGGTCGGAGACGGCCCCCGCAGAAAGACGACGAACAATGGAAACCTGCGGCCACCAAGACTGCGACCGGCCAGAACACCAAGAAGGCGCGAGCGAACTCGACCGGATGCACGACGCCATCACCGGGCGCGACAACACCATCAGCCGGCACCTACGCGCGCTGCGCGCAATCGCCGACATCACCGGCCTCAACCACGCGGAGCCGTGCCGGTCAGCGCTCGAAATCGCCTGGCCGTTCCGAAGAGATGACTAGAGACTGGATACCCACCGAGGACGAGGACAGGCTGCAGCGAATCGCCATGGGAGACGATTGGGAGGAGAAGAGCCGCATCGCGAAGCACTACGCCGACAAGACGTGCCCGGAGTGTTGGCGGCGCTGGAACCCGGACGACGGCGCACCGTGCAAAGGCTGCGGATACCCCGTCAATTGGCCGACCTACCCCGCCCGCTAGGAACAAGAGAGCCCCGCCAATCGGCGGGGCTCTTTGCGCTTAGACGCGACAGCCGGAGCACAGCGATCGGTCGCTCAGATGTTCGCACGGGGCCCGCCGATCGTCAACGGGCGCGAAGCTGGATATGACCCCCTGCTTCCCAAGCAGAGGGTCGCGAGTTCGAACCTCGTCTCCCGCTCCAGTCAACCGGCGCCCACCGTCGGCCTCGCGGCCACGGTCACGGACTAAGCACCCCGGGCGCCGGTTGACGCGGCCCACACTGGCCCATTGACAATGGATCAGCATCGACCTGTTGACAACAACGCACTAACCGTCGTAACATCGCATCGCTTAGTACGTGACCAGGGCGACGCGAGCGACGGGAGACCACCACGACACCGGCACAACTCGAACTATGGCCGCGCGCAGCCGCGCCCTTCGCAGTCGCCGCAGCAGACAGGCCCAGCGCCACAGCCGACGCGGTCGCCGCGTTCCTCGGCGCTCGCTCCGTAGCGCCCGCGACGCGCGGCCGCTACGCCTACACCCTCGGCCGCTACGCGGCCGCGCACCCGGACGCGCTGCCAGGGGAGCCGCTCGCCGTCGAGCGGTTCCTCGCGCAGCTCGACGTAGCCGGCGCGACGCGCGACGCCTTCTTCCGCGACCTCCGCGCCTTCTACCGCTGGGCCGAGCGGCGGCTCGGCGTCGCCGACGCCACCGCCGGCGTCGCGCGCCCGCACTACAACACACCGCTCCCCAACATCCTCACCCGCGACGAAGTCAAGAAACTCCTCCGGACGAAAGACCGCCGCGCGCGCGCGCTGCTCGCGTTCATGCTCGACACCGGCGCGCGGCTCCACGAAGCCGCAGGCGTCACGCGCGCGGACATCGCCGAGACCGTCTCGCTCAACGGCGACGCCGTCTACACCGTCCGCCTCCGCGGCGCCACGGACGCCCACGGCCGACGCCACAGCAAGACCGGCGAGCGCGTCGTGCCGCTGTCGACCGTCGCCGCCCGCCTCCTCATCGGCATCGGCGACGGCGCGGCGCTCTGGACCTCAACGCGCGAGCCGCACGGCACCTTGACGCAGCACGGCCTGCAGGTCCTGGTCAAGCGCGCCACGCGCCGCACGCTCGGCCGCACCGTCGGCCCGCACGCGCTCCGCCACACCTTCGCCACCATGTACCTCCGCAACGGAGGCGACCTCGAATCGCTCCGCCGCATCATGGGACACACGTCGCTCGCGACGACGGCGGTCTACCTCCACCTGGTCACGGACGACCTCAGCGCGAAGCACGCGCAGTTCTCGCCCGTCGCCCACAGCGCCCCATGAGCAAGGGCGAGAGCTGGGTCAAGGTGCACACCGGCGACCTCAACGACGCCCGGCACCTCCGCCTCTCGTGGGCGCAGCGCGGCATCCTCGACGCGACGTGGCGCTACTCGAAAGCGCACAGCACCGTCCCCGGGTTCTTCGTCCGCGACGACAAGCCCATGACCATCGACGACATCGCCCTCGGCATCGGCGCCCGCGGCGCCGCCGAGACGAAGCTGATCGCAGACGCGTTCGCCGCGTTCATCGAGCACGGCCTCCTGAACTTCACACCGGCAGGCGGCTACGACGTCGCCAACTGGGACACGCTGCAGAGCGGCACCGCGACCGAAGGCCGCGACGCCTGGCGACGACGGCAGGCGAACAAGCGCGCGCGCGACCGCGACGAAAAGAAGCGCGCGGCCGCCGCCGCAGCCCGCGCCGCGGCCGGCGGGTCGAAGATCATCGACATCCGCGACGCGAGGTCACCCGATGACCTTCTATAAGTTCTCCTCTTCTTCTTCTCTGTCAGCGTCACGCGCCGTGTCACGCCGTGACATCGTGACAGCCCGCGGCCCACCCCACGACCCCCTGCCGTTCGAAGAGTCGCCGCAGGAGATTTGTCAACGACGACAGCCACGGAAGGAACCGAAAGCATGGAGCCAACCACCCTCGCAGCCATCGACGCGCCCGCCCTCGTCGCGTGCCTGCTCATCGTCCTGGTCTTCGAAACAGGCCTCGCGCTCATCCTCGGCATCGCGCTCGCACTCGTCCGCGCCGAGAACAGCGAGCTCGTACAAATCGCCATCGCCCACAGCAAGGAACACGACGCAACACCACGCCACGCCGGCCGCGCGCCGCAGCACGGCTTCCGGGCGCTGCGATGAAAACGCAACCCATCCAGAACTGCCCCGGCAGCCGGCAACCGGCCCAATCGCTCAGCGAGGCGCGTACACACGGCAGCTGCCCGGCCTGCGGCGACGTACTGCGCGTCTTCCTCAACGGCACGCTGCGCACGCACGGCAGGCCCGCCGCCACCGACCCCGCCGCCGCCTTCCGCGTCAGCGAATCGGCACGCAACCGATGAGCCAGCCCCGCCCCTGCAGCTGCGGCGCCGAAATCACGATGCGCCAGACGAAGGCCGGGAAGTTCATGCCGACGAACACCGACGGCACGCCGCATTGGGCGACGTGCCCGGACGTTGACAAGTTCAAGCGGGCAAAACCCGCGCCGCCAACGCCCTACATCGGCCGGAGAGTGACACCATGAGCCCGCGCGCGGCGCTGCCGCCGCCCACGACACCCGAGCAGCTCGCGCAGGAGGCGCACGCAGCGCTCGCGCTCGCCCTCGCACTCCTCAACATCGCGGACAACGCGCGGGCGAGGCGCTTCGCATGGAAGGCCTACGGCATACTGCTCGACGTGCTCGACCAGGTCGCCACACCACCGCCGAAAAGGCTAACGGAGGAACCATGAGCGTCAACGCAAGCAACCTCATCGCCATGCTCGACACCTTCACGAACGAAGAACTCGCGCACATCCACGCCGCCGTGCTCACGCTCAGCGCGGCGCGCAATCAGGAGCCAGTCGAGCGCTTCGTCGCGCGCGTGCTGGCGAACATGGGAAAGGCAAAACTCCAGGCCGACGCACATCGGCGGGCCAACTGAAAACCGATCAGCACTTGCCACGGACGCGCGCGCCGTGCCACGCTACGGAGCGTGAGAAACCCGTTTCGCCGCCAACGGCCCACGGCCCGCGACCTCATCGCCGCCGCGCTCCTGCGCAAGGACTACCGCGCCGCGGCCGTCCTCATCACCGCCGGGTCACTGGCCGTCCTCCACAACGCCGCCGCCGTCACCAACGAGGACACAACCTCAGAGCGTACACTCCGCGTAGCGCTGGCGAAGATCCACGCGACCCGCTAGGCGGTGCGGCGAAGATGACTGAAAAGAAGAATCCGGGCGGACAACCCGGCAACACAAACGCACTGAAACACGGCTTCTACTGCGAAGGCGTCAGCCCCGCGCTCGCGCACGCCCTCGAACGCGCCAAGGGACTCACAGAAGGCACCCTCTACGAGGAGATCAAACTCGCGCGCTCGTACCTTTCCTACATGCTGCAGGAAGTGCCGGCCAACCACGACATCATCAACCGGCTACTCAACACGATCGTGCGCGCCGTCGCGATCGACCACGGCCTGAACCGCCTGGAAGAGGACGCAATCGGCGGAGCGTTGCAGGACTTGCTCGCCGAACTGCTACCGGAAAGGGACACGCCATGACCCACACTCAGCTCGCGGTCGGACTCGCAGCACTCGCCATGATGCTCGTCGCGGCGCTCGCCGCGATCGGGAGCGACGTGCCTGCGGCGCTAACGAACGCCGTTAGCGTCGCAATCGGCGGTATCTTTGCGTCCGGCGTCGCCGTCGGCGCCGACGGACTACGCCAGTCCGCACACGACAAGCGCTTCGACCAGCTCAACGAGCGGCTCAAGACGGCACCGGCACCGCCGGACACCGACCAGCTCTAGGCAGGAGGCAGCGGCTATGGCTACGACCCTTACCACAATGCGCGCCGCCGTGCGCAAAGACCTCCACGACGAGGACGCCGCAGCCTACCGGTGGACCGACGCCGTGCTCGACCGCCACATCGGACGCGCCGTCACCGAGTACAGCATCGCCGCGCCGCTCGAACAAAAGACCACCATTGCAGCAACGCCCGGATCCCGCGACATCAGCGTCGCCGGCCTGGCGAACCTCGTCACGCTCGACGCCATCGAGTACCCGACCCTGCAGTTCCCACCGTCGCGCGTCGGCTTCTCACTGTGGAGCACCACAGTGACCCTCGACCTCGTGGCAGCGCCGACCGCCGCGGACAACGTGTTCTTCTTCTGGACGACGACCCACACGCTGGGCGCTTCCAGCACTATTCCGCCGATGCACGACGAGCTGATCGCAGAGGGAGCGGCAGGCTACGCCGCGCTCGACTGGACGAGCTACGCATCGAACCGCGTCAACGTCGGCGGCGAAGGCGCATGGGCGCGCTACTCGGCCTTCGCGAACGAACGCCTGCAGCGGTTTCGCGCCGACCTCGCACGGCTCGGACGCAAGAACGCCGTACGACAGCGGCGCATGTACGCCACCGACGAGCCCACCACCTTCGAACAAGGACGGCTGAAGTACTAGGATGCGAACGCTCGCCGCCGCCCTCACAACCGCGCAGCAGAGCGCCAGCGCCGAGCCGCAGGTCGACGTCACGTGCGAGAACAGCATCCTCGGCATCCGCCGCCGCGACTACACCACGCTCGACACCACCGTCTTCACCACCGGCAAGCACGACGTCTGCGTCGCCGGCGACGGCAGCGTGACGCGCGTCCGCTCCGACGGGGCCGGCAACATCCTCACGCAGCGCAACACCACACCGACGACCGGCGCCGGCTACGCCGCAGCGTTCACGAACCGCGGAGCCGGCAAAGGCAACGAGATCGCGTGCGCGGCGAGAGGCGCGAACGTCATCGTTGCGTACGTGCTCGCCGATGGCGTCACCATCAAGACCATCGAGAGCACGGACAACGGCGCGACGTTCGGCGCGGAAACCGCCGTCGTCGCGAGCGCCGCCGCCGTCATCGACCTCGCCGTCACCTACAAAAGCAGCGGCACCAACATCGGCATCCACTGGGCGCGCGGCACCACCATCGACAGCATCCGGCGCACCGCCGGAGCCTACGGCGCCGTCGTCTCGTCCGCGCTCGCCGCCGCGTCGCTCAACGGCATCGCCGCCGCCTACGGCTTCGACTACGACCTGCTGATCACCGGCGTCGAAGTCACGACGAACAAGCCGACCGTCTGGACGCTCGTCTTCGGCGACGGCAGCGACGCCGCACCCGGCACGTACGGCGCACTCAACCCGCAAGTCCAGGCCGAGAGCGACGCGCTGGTCACATTCGCCGCGCCGTTCGTCGAAAGCGCCGACTGCTACCGCCTGACGTTCGTCGAAGCCGACACGTTCACCGGCGGATCGACCCGCACGTACCGCAGCTGGGTGCACCCGGCCATGACGTTCGCCGCGGGCCCCTTCACCATCGCCAACCCGCAGCCCGTCAACTTCGCGGGCGTCCAGGGCATCGCCATCGCCAGCGACGGAGGCGGCAGCGGCGCCACGTACGAGAGCAGCGCGTCGCACGTCGCACGCGCGCCGATCGCACAGGTGCTCAGCACGCTCACGAACGACATCCTCGCCATCGACATCCGCGAACGCGGCGCGTCGACGCGCGGCACCATCGACCTCGACAACTCCGCAGGCGCCTACGCCGCCGCCAACAACAGCGGCACCTTCGGCGACCCGCCCGCACCGATCCAGATCGGCAACCTGGTCGGCGTCGCATGGGGCTACCGCACCACGTCGGGCCTCCTCAGCTCACGCATGGCCGACCTCTGGATACGCCGCTACGAGTACATCAGGGACGGCGGCCTAAGCGTCCTGCGCCTCCACGTCGACGGCGGCTGGGAAGCGCTCGCCCGCACCCGCACGCGTACCGCGGTCGTCCACACCGCCGACACCTACCTCAACATCCTCCAGCGCATCTGCTCGCGCGCCGGCATCCAGCTCACGAGCAGCGCCGTCAGCGCACGCGCGCAGGCCGTCACGCCCAAGACCACACTGCACCCGTACACCACCGCGCGCGAGCACACGCTCGCGCTGCTCGCGTACGTCGCAGACCGCATCATCATGCGGACCATCGCAGGCGCGACCATCACCGAGCCGCTACCAGGAGCCGCCGCCGCCTACACGTTCGGCGGAGCGCACGCCATCTACCACGCGGTCGCCAGCGTCGAACCGCCGCCGATCGCGCAGGCTCGCGCGTTCGGCGCGGCAGCGTACGGCGACGCCATCGACTACGACAACGCGCAGCTCGCAGGCGTCGCAACGTACGAAGACCAGCGCGACCAGACGAGCGCCACCGGCGCGACCGCCGCCGCCACCGCGACCGCGCACCTCCGGCAGCGCGCGCTCGACGCCCACCGGGGCAGCATCACCGCGCCGCCGAACTGCGGCCAGCAGGTGCTCGACGTCGTGGCGCTCACCGACCCACTCGTCAGCAGCGCGACCTTCAAGGCCCGCGTCCGCGCCATCACATGGAAGTACGACCGCCGCAAGTCGGTCTACCAGCAGACACTCGAACTGGGGGCGCTATGACCGAGCCAAACGTCGAGTTCCGCCACGGCATCGCGTCGGCGTGGAACGCGGGCGCGTTCACCTGCGACGTGAAGCTCACCGGCTCGCTGCATCAATGGGCGAAGGCCGTGCCGGTCGCGCGCAACATCCTCGCCGGCGACATGGTCAACGGACGCCAGGTGATCGTCGCGTTCCCCGACCCGATGAACCACGGCGACGCCGTAGTCGTGTGCGTCTACGTTTAACCCGTCTGGGTCTAGCGCAGCCAGTCGAAGAGCCACACAGCGCCCATCAGCGGGAGCACCACCGCGAGCACCAGCAGCCAAATCCGCGCCGTCGTCTCGTGTCTACGCATGGTGCGGCATTGTGCCGCGCACCCGCTTTGTGATCAACTACGGAGCG